TGCAGGTGATTCTAGTCCATCAAGAAAATATGCACTTGAAGATCCTTGACCTGAATACGGATGAGCAGATGTTTTAGTTCCAACTTTAACTGTGATTATTTTTGGCGATGATGAAGAACCATATTCTTCTGGTTTAGGTAAACTAATCTTTGCACCAGGTACTGTACAAAATACTTCTGTTGCACCTGCAAAATTTTCAAGAGCATCACTATTAGAACTGGAGATAACATTAGTTCTAGCAAGTGTAGTTGCTCCTGCATTTAAAGTTCCAAAACCAACTTCAAATTTATTTGTTCCATTTTCAAAGATACAGTAATAAGTAGTATTATTTCCACCGATACCAGCAGCAAAAGTTTCAAAACCTGAAACTGCTCCACCAAGTGTAAACGTACCTGTTCCAGTAGTTGCACTGGATTCTTTTACCCTATCATTTAATTTAAACGCCATTTAAAACCTTACGATGTTAAACTAATAATTGCATTCGATGGTGTACTTGGATCAGGAAACGAAATAGTGAAGTCACCATTCGTTGCTGTCTTCGTTCCGCCAAAATCTAACACTACAACTAAAGCATCATTACTTGACGTATCGTTATAGATAGCTGCGTAAGTTGCACTAAAAGTTGCATTACTCCAAGTTACGTCTGCAAAATCTACAGACGAAGTAGCAGTTGTTGCTACAACAGCTTGGCTACCTAAAACTTTTCTAGAGTAGTTTGAACTACCTCCAGAAGAAACTTCATTGTTAGTAGAAACTGCTGTGCTAGATGTTGTATACGTAGACGCAATTGATCCTGTGTACAATGCTATTTTAAAAGAGTTTCCACCGTTTGCAAAATTATGCACACCTGAAAGAAGTTCTCCTTTAAAAGAAAAAGGTACTACGTTTGCCATATATTATCTCCTTAATATTTTGATGGTGATTCAGATTTAAGAGGTGTTCTAATAGCTCCATCTTGCCATTCATCTCTGCGTCTTCGACCTTGTTGTTCAATCGAATACGTTTGTAAAGCTCTTCTAAAAGATCCTTCATAGTATTGTAACATATCTGCAGGACCTTTCAAGTATCCATATGCTTCTACCAGACATCCGTACAAAAGTAAATCCTGATATTTATTAGATACAAAAGTTCCATTTGTAGCTGCTGGAGCAGCAGAAGGATTAGCTGTATCTGTTAAACTAATTGGTTGTTTTGTATAAGCCAATGTAATTTCATAAGTTGAATCTGGTGTTGGTGCTACTACCCAAAATTCTGCATCCCAATTTCCATAATATTTAGGAAACCCAGATTGGGTAGATGGAGTATCGTAGTATTCAGCCATAAAAGACGTATCTCTTTTTTCTAAAAACACTTGATCTCCAGATGAATTTTTTAATTGAACATATCTTATAAATCTTAAATCTGATGGAATAGTTACATATCTATTACCTGTAACTAAAGAAGAAGTAGCGTAAAATCTATTATCATCAGAGTCAGCCTCTCTGTAAATTCTATTTTCTGCATTTTTAATTATAGTATCTAAAATAGTATTAGATAAAACTCCGCTATCTACTTCTGTATAGTTTCTTATATCATCTTGTAAATTTGCTAGTGTGTATGCCATATTATGCTGACAAAGTTACAGGTCCTGCTGTAACAAAGTCTCCTCCTGATTTTTCTGTTACTGTAGCACTAGAGCCACAGCTAAATACATAAGTATTAGTTGTTACACTACTTATACTAAATCCTGAACTATTTTCAAACACTGTAAATGCTAGTCCTCCAGGGCTACCTTCTACATTTCTAAATCTAACAGTATCACTATTTGATCGACCATGATTTGGTTCAGTAACCGTAACACTTGCAGATCCGCTTGTTAAACTAAAAGGATTACTGGGTAATAAATTTTGTGTAGCTGGTTCTGTTCTAGCTGGTCTTGCTTGTGGTAAACCTTGTGCATCTCCACCATGATTTTTAGGTTCTAATTGTGGATGTTTTGCTTCGAATTCTGATATGTGAACAAATGATCCATTCCATTCTGTAACCATTTCCTTATATGGAAATTCCATACCTGATCTATCTGATATTGCTTTAGCGTATTTACCTTTACTTAAATTTGACACTATGTTCCTGGGTAATAAGTTTTTGGTGTTATATAAGAACTAGAAGAAGATCCATCTTCTTGTAAAGCTCTGTTTAATTCATCTTCATATAATAATTTTAACATCTGCATTCTATCTGGTGAAAATTTAACTGATAAATAATATGCAAGACCTGCAATCATACAAGGAACAAATCTATAAGGCACATCTGCATCGTTAGTATAGGATCCTGCATCTTGAATTCTTTTTACATAATAGTAATTTAAAAATTTACCTGCCTCTGAACTTCCAGGAGTTAGATACAAAGTAACTGTAATTTTATCTATAAATCTTTGAACAAAATATTGTGTTGGTTGACCTGTTGAAGTTTTATTTGATAATGCTTGATATGTTGATCTATTTATTTTTGTAAGAGGTGTGTCAACATTAGATGAATTTCTAAAAGACGCTTCTAATATATCATCTACACCATAAACAGCAGTTGCATCAGAAGTACCATCGGCTGTTGATCTAAACATAGTGTAGGTAGCTTTATCTGCAACCAAAGTAATACTATTGTTTGCAACTTCCCAATAATGCAAACCTCTGTTTGCCCATTCTTGAAATAAAATATTTAATGATCTTCTTGCAGATTTTAATTGATAACCAGAAACACCTTGTATTCCTATTCTTTCATAGGCTTCTTCAACAATATCAGAAATAGAAAAACCTTTTTCAAAGGTAGCTGTACCTGAAGTAGTGTTAGCCATTTACTCTCCTATTTATCTATAATAACAGTTACAGTTGCATCTGAGATAGCAGAAACTGTCATTCCGCCTTCAAATACAATTCCGTCTTCTGCAAGATTATAAGCAAATACATCTCCTGCTGGTACGTCTACTTGAAACTGTGTTACTGAGTTTCCATCTTGTAAAGTAACCGAACCTGCAGAACCAGATGAAGCTAAAATAATTCCTCTTAATCTTGTTCTTCCTGCAAACACAGAACCTGTTCCTGTTTTTCTAACTGCTCTTACGTCTGATTTCATTATCCTGTATATCCTATTGTTACGGAGTCTGTTGTAGTTAAATCTAAATAGACTCCTGTTTTAAATCTTATGCCAGAACCAGGGACCATTAAATCAAGTCCTTCAGAACTAAATTTAGCTTGAAATTCTAAAGATCCACCTGTGCTAGTTCCATCATATAATTTTACTAAACAGTTAGTACCGCCATGAGCTTGTATGTAAGTTACTCTACATGGTCCTAAATCTGTACTTCCACCAGTGATAGTTTTAAAATTACCATCTGCTGTTAGTGTTGTAAACTTTTGATCACTTAAAAACGATCCACCGCCTGCCATAATATTCTCCGTTAAAATTTATGTGGGGCCGAAGCCCCACACTAATTATTTATTAACTTAAGTTATTATTTTGTATGTACAAAACAGTAACAGTAGCTGCACCTGTAGTACCATCACCGTTAGCTGCTGTAAATGTAGCAGTTACAGTTTGGTCTGATGTACCAATATCTGTACCATCAGTTTGTATAGTGCCTCTAGTTGTAGCTAAAGCTTTTACGTTAGTAGCTGGTAAATACTCATCAGTATCACCTGCATGTCCAACTTGAACTGTTGCAGTTCCACCATCGTTAGAAACAGTTGTAACGTTTAATAATACATCTACAATTTGTGAATTTGCAGGAATAATTCCTACGTTTGTTGTAGCTGTTGCACCAATGATATCTATCACTGCTGATTGAGCCATTAATACAAAACCTGCGTTTGCACTAGCTCCTTCTCTTATCGTTCCCGCTTTTACTGGTCCCGAAAATGTAGTTGTTGCCATAATTATATCCTCCTAGTTTTCCGATCATAGTCTCTAGGCCGTCGACTATACTCGTCTATGATCTAATTAATTGTATAGTGATTATTTTATATACTAGATTTAAATAGAGTGCAAGAGATCCCGTAGTGTGAATTGATTTATTCAACGATGTAGCTTTTTATTAAGTAGCTACAGAAACTTGGGGTGCAGCGTCTTCAATCTTATTTTGCATATGCTCTTTTTTAGCTTCTGCAAGTTTTATATGGCTAATTACTTCCCTGACTTTTCTGTCAATTTTAACCATATTGAGAGTATATCTACCCTCTTTAAGATGCTCCTGCTCCCATTCGAGATCCAGACCCTTTTTCTTCGTGTAAAGGTCCTGTAGATGTTGCATCATGTTCTCCATTAATAACCTCCTCATAGGTTATTCTGTTTACCTTGGGATCATTCATCTCTCCAAGATATTCCCAAGTTATATCATTTTCTCCTAACTTGTCAAGGATAGCATTTTCTAGACTTTTTGGATCATCTTTGGATAAAACTTGAAATTTTGCGTGATGTTTGTAGGCGTATATATTTACTAAAAATTTTTTCATAAGTCTTTCTATTATAGCAGTTAATTGTGGCGGAACTATGTCCGCCACAAAATTTATTGATTACGCACCTGGTGATGCAAAAATACCTCTAAAGTCAGAAACTCCGAAAGAGTATCTTTCTCTAGCTTTGTATCTTACGTTACCAGTATCGAAGTCACCTTCCATAGCAGTTTTAATAGCTGCTCTTTGGAAATACTTCATTCCATTAGGCACGTCAGTGATAATGTAGAACGCATCTGGGTCAGTTAAGAAGTTGTTAACTCTATAACCTTGAGGTAACATTCCCATAGACGCAATTGCATTGATGTCATTATCTGCTGTTCCCACTCTACCTTGAGATTTCATTAATCTCTCAGCTGTAAACTGAAGAGCAGAAGGAATAATCATTTTCACGCCTCTTGATGCAATTTTCAGACCTCTTTCGTCTGTCATTGCAGCAATGTCGATCATTGACTGTTCCAACGATGTTTCGTTTAAGTCAGCTGCAGTAGTTAAAGTATTAGAAGTAGTACCTGCAATTGTAGTGTGGTTTGTTGCAAATAATGCAGAACCATCACCTGATGTGAAAGTACCAAATCCGTTAATCAGTGGATTAACAGCTTTAACTTGTTTTGTGTTTGCCATTGATCTAGCTAACGCTTTTGTATATCTAGATGCTAATCTGTCATACAGATTATCTTCAATAGCTTCTTCAGTAATTGAGAATGCTAAAGCCACAGTTTCGTGAGTGTATCTAGCTGTGTAAGTCTCTTGAGCATTGTCAAAAGTTACACCAGAACCCTCAGGTTTAACTTGTGCTTGAGCAAATCCAGATAACATTACTTCTTCTTCAAACGCTCTGTCTGATGATTCAGTAGTGTAAATCTCTGCATGTTGATTCTCGTACTGTTTGTATTCCAGGCCAAATAGGGCATTCAAACCTGGTTCTAGTTCTTTGACTAGTTGTCCTCTTGATATCGCCATATTATTATACTCCTGTTGTACCTTTTAATTGATGTTCGTTAATGATCGTAACAAGATTAACATTAGCAGAACCTGCTTCGTTATTCTCTGGATCTTTAGAAATACCAATTATTCTTAGTTGAGCAGTACCAGTTTTAAGGTCACCATGATTTAACTCTACTTTTGAAACAAAGTTTGGTGAACTACCTGCACTGTAACTAATGTCAGCATTTAATCCGACGTCTGCTGCTGCAGTTGCGCCAGATGATTGAACTTCGAACCTTTCATAAGGATCGTCTGATACAAAACCGACAATGTCGGATGCTGTATTAGATGCCTTTAAATGGTTCGCAAATGTTGGTTTGCTTGATGAAGCATCAGTAAAGAAAACACCATTAAGTGGTCCCAATAAAGCATCACCTGCCGCTGCAACACCAATTGTACCAGCAGCTAAAATTTCTACTGGATCTCCTTGGTATATAGCTGTTGCACTAGCACTAATACTATATTCGGATAAACCTTGGTTGTCTTTATTCTGACCAACTTTTCCGATCGGTCTTAGACCGAACGCGCTATCTTTATTAGCCATAGTTGTTGTCCTCCTTAGACATTATTGATTTATCCTTGGATGGTTAGGAATTGTTAAAAAATTAACTTTTCTTTGAGCCACCGAAGGTTACACGAGACTGCCTATCGATATCGATTGGCATACTCTGATGCTGTTCCTTCATGAGATCGTTGTCTACTGCTTCGACTTTATCACCATGTTGTTTAACATAATAATCTTGTCTTTGCTGTGCAATCTCTTCAGGCACCCTAGTCAGCACTAGGCCCCCAACTCCGATGACACCTGCGTATTTCCCATCTTCTACAACGGGGTAATCCGACTCAGGATATTCGTCTGCTCGTACTAACTCGTATCCTGATCTTATTCTTCCAGAGACATTCTTAGTGTCTTGAAAGCCTAAGCTCTCGGCCCTTACCCATCTATGTTTAAATCCTGTAGGCGCAGGCGGTGCATCTAAAGATGACGGTGGAGACCAAACTTTTTTTTGAGCTGTTTTTTCTCTAGTTTGACTCGCACGAGAGGTTCTTTTATCATTATTATTTTCCATATGCTTATACCTCCTTCGTGATATTTAATTGTTTTGCATATTCTTCAAGTGGCACACCTAATTTTTTAGCAATTGCTACCTGTGAAGGCGTGAGACGTACAGTTTTGCGACCAGTTTTCGTACTTCTTTTTGCAGATGCAACTGTCTGTACAGGCTTGGCCGTTTCCGTAGATTCTTTTCTATCAAACTTATGCGGAAATTCAAGTCTTATTCTCTTATCTATTTCCGAATAATATTCGTCACTTGCGGGATCAAAACCTTCTTCTTCTGTCAACTTTTTATGAAGATCAAAGGCAGTATATGTCATGGCTGTATCTTGACCAAACCATGCATTTTTAGACGCCCAATCCTCTGCTTTTGGATCAGGTGTTCCTTTAGCTGCTTGCTGTCTTCTGTCTAGGTTGATTTCAGGTCTTGATTCCTTTTTCTTATTATACTCTTCTTGAGCAAGTTTAGCTTGTTCAAATTGAGCTTTTTTATAACCTAACTCAGATATTGCAGTTAATGCTTCTGACTCAGCTTTTAAATCATTTGCTTCTCTAGCTGCTGCAAGTTTTGCTTGAGCTGCTTCTACCCCTGATTTAATAGATGATTCAGTAGATTCCAAATATCCTGGTTCAAGCTTTGAGAGTTTTTCTTCAGCTTTTGATTTAGCTAAAATCATTTTTTCTGCATACGACAAAGCCTCTTCTCTTTGTCTTTCTGCTTCTCTCCACTTGTGAGTTAGTTTCGATATTCTTTTTTGAACAGAGTCAGAATATTTTTCTAACTCGTCTTCTTTCTTTTCTTCTTTTTCGGAAGCTTCTTTCTTTTCTTCTTCCACACTTGTAGATGTGTCAGTAGATTCACTAGCTGTGTCGATAACGTCAGTAGTGTCATTATCAGTTTGAACATTTTTATTCTCCTTATCTTCTGGCAGTTCTATATCTACCGCTGGACCAGAGGTATCAATGTCTACTGTTTTATTTTCTTCGGGCATAGTTTTACTCCTCTATGATTAATATTGATGAAATATATCTTCTGGGTTTGCGATTGTAGCGAGTACTTCATCATCGTTGAGTATTCTCACCTCACCACCATCGATTTGTATCCTGGATCCTGCATAACGTGCAAAGACTACCCAGTCTCCAGTCTTGCACCATGGACCTTCAGGAAATTTTTCTTTATCATAACAATGTGGACCTTGTGCTAACACAAGACCGCAAGTAGATCCTACTTGTTGTCGTTCTAAAGTTTCTTGTCCTAAATATAAACCACCCTTGGTTTTTTCTTTCATTTTGAAAGGAAGAATTAACATTCTCCATCCAGTTGGTTGTGGTAATTTAGAAGATTCTTTTGTTTTTAAACGTTCGTATCCTTCAACTTCTTTCTGATCTTCTTTTTCGTACTTATCTAAAAGTGCTGATTTAATCTTCGGTGTTTCCGAATTGGATGACGTTGTCGTCTCTTTGCTCATTTTTATCCTCCTTTTTTGGATTTAGCAGGTTTGAGATTTCCTGTAATATATTTACGTAGGCATGTGCCTGTCCCAACATATACTTATATTTTTCCATATTGTCAACAGCTCCTGCCATCATGTTTTCACCTATCGCATGATAGTTATCTTTTAAATGTTTTTGTATTTTATTTACGATTGTTAGTTCGTCTAATAGCATCTTTTCCTTTCTTAAAAATTGCAGCGACTTTTGATTTACCCATAACTTTGGCTCGCTGTTCTCCAACAGTTAGGATTTGAATTTTTCTAGCGAATGGTTTGTTAACTTTTTTAACTTTTGCTACAGTTTTTCTAGCATCCGTAGGAGTTGCAAACTTTATACCTACTGTGTCTTTAGGATTTTCGTCTGTATATAATCTTCTACCAGACCCTTTAGGTTTTTTACCCGTTCCTTTTTTTGGATCCGCCACGTATTGCTCCTTCTAACATTTTCTTTTGTTTAGTATGAGCTTTTACTGCTTTGCCTAAACCTTTTATAACTTTTTTAATTGCTCTTTTTTTCTTTAGCATTTCCATCTCCTTCTAGCTTGACGGATTCGTGAGTTAGGATCATTACGTGTTTTGGCTGAAGCTCTTTTGAGCTGACCTAGTGAACGTGCGCAGTACGATTTTCTACGTTTTGCAGCTTTTGATCCTGGCTTCACTTTACCAGTCACGGCTGTTTTTAGTTTAGAACCAGGGTTAAGTCTTCTGTAAGCCTTAACTCCAGCTTTTGTCATTCCAGCGCCACTCTTTGTGGGTCTAAAATTCTTTTTGTTTCTTGCAGGCATAGTGCCTTTTGAATATTCTACTCTACCACCTTTAGCCATTTTTTTAATATTAGCTCCTTCACCTGTAGTAGTATCTATTTGTAAACCTCTAGGTAATTCTTTCTTTTTCTTTTCCATAACAAAAGATTTTACGTCTTCTTTTTTGTTATACAACTTACTCATTATATTCTTTGCATCTCTGGGTTTTTATTTAATATGTTTTTTTCTGCTCTTGGTCTGGCTAAAGAGTCTCTACTTCTTTTTCTAAGTTGTGCGATAGCAGATTCTTTTAATGCTTTTTCTTTTTTTAATTTTTCTAAATCTCTAGTTAAATTCATTATGCTGTTTTCTTTTTCTTTGCAAATGTTGCAACATTGGTTGGTTTACCGCCTGGATTACCTGCAGCTCTCTTTCGTTTGACAGCACTCGCCTTTTGCGACTTTGTCATCCGTGTGGCTTTTGCAAGTGGGACGCATTTTGGATATTTTCTTTTGCTGCCCTTCTTCCTTCCGCAAGGTTGATATTTTCCGTCCTTCTTCGGTGCTCCTATATCCACCCATTTCTGTGCTACCCATTCTCGTAGTCCTCCTTTAGAATAGTAGGCTCTCATTATCTTTTATTTGGTCTTCTAGCCTTACCAAAACCTTTTATCTGTGCACAGGCTTTTCCACCTGATCCATAATTTACTCTGCCACCTGATTTAAGTTTTGCAGGCTCCATTTTTTTTGCATTTACTTTTTTTTCAATATTTTTACCATATCTATTTTGAAATTCTTTTCTTACACTTTCACCATCTGCATTTAACATTTCGCCTTTTGGCAATTTAGTTTTTTTAGTTATAAGAGGTTTATCTTTTAATGAATCTTTTATTTCTTTTCTAAATAGATCACCTTTAGTTTCAGACATTATACTACTCCTTTATAATAATTATCCATTGTCATCAATCCACCCGTAGCAGCTTTTTTTCTATTTTTCTTTTTGCCACCTGGTGTAACTTTGCCTGAACATACAGCTGAAGCGTACATGTTAGCATATGCTGACGGATACACTTTAAATTTTCTTTTAGCTGCCGCTTTACCTCTTGGACATAGTTTTGCCATTATGATTTCCTTACCATTTTTTCTATAGGTGATTTAGCCATTTTAGTTTTTTTCTTTTTCTTTTTCTTTTTTCCAATGACTCCTCTACCCATTAAAACATCTGCTTTGGTTATTTTACCATCTTTGTTTAAATCAGGGAAAGAACCTTTTTTATAATATTGTCTCATTATTTTTTACCCTTTTTCATTTTCTTTTTTTTAGCAAGATATGCTTTTAAACCTGCATTCATCTTGCCACCTTTTCTAGCTTCTACTCTGTTGTTATCTCCAAGTCCTGGACGTAACATTTTTTTAAATTGTCCAGTTTTTCTCTCATCTCTTAACTTTGCTTTTGTTTTATTGTCCATTATTTTTTTCCTCCGTTTTTAAATATTTGCGTTCCCTTTATACCATAAATAGACGCCACGACAAGGATCCAAAGATTTGTGAACCATGACGGGAGCTGCTGGAACTGTTCAAAGAACATTTTTATCTTTTCTGCCGCTCCAGGATCGTCCGAGAAGACCCCCCAGGCGATCACCAAAATTGGCGCCGTTAATACGAGCAAAACGAACTCGTCTTTCCAGTCCGATTGTCTTGCTTCTAACAATTTTCCTTGATATTCGCTCTCACCTTTTGCCATTTTAGAGGCATGCATGTGTTGAGCGTCGGCCATAGCCATTTTTGTCTCTTGTTTTTTCTTATAAATGTGCGTTGCCGCGTTTAATCCAAGTTTTAGTGCTGAAAACCACATAAATTAATTTCCTTTTCTAATAATACTAATGTCTGGCATCATTTGATCTGCATTTGGCATTGTTTTTGACAAAATTGTCTTCTCAATTGATGTATCAGCTCTTAGTTTAGCTAATTCTTCGTTTTGTTCAAGTTTTTCTTCTTGATTTTGTTGATTCATCATGGCTCTCATCTTGTCGAGATCCATTCTTTGCTTGCCTTCCTTCTCTTTTCTTTGATTTTCCATTGCTCTAAGGTCTAATTCTCTTGATCTTAACTTAGCAATCGGGTCATTATCGAATTGTGAAGTAATTTTCTTCTCTTCTTCCATAAATTCTTCCATCATTTCTGCAATTAACACTGCTTTTCTACCTTCAATCTTCTGTTGCAGCTGTTGTACCTGCATTTGAAGTTGTGGATTCTGTTGTGCCATCTGCATCATCTGTTGTAATTGCGGTAATTCATCTCTGAATTCTAATTCTATTTGTTCTTGAGCCATTAAACTAATGTGTTCAAAAATATTTTTCTCTAAACTTGCCATTACCATTGGATTATTTCTTGCTATATTAGTTGCCATAAAATTTAAATGCGCTGTCATATGCGCTCTATGGTCTTGACCAGGAAAAGCTTGAAATTGTTTACCACTTAAAGCTTGTATGTGTTCTAATGCAGGATCCATTGGTGCAGGTTGTTGTGGTTTTACCAGAACTTGATCAATATTTTTTACACCTAACGCCTCATACATATTTCTATACGCTGCATACATGTTGTGCATCTGTGGATTAGAAGTTGCCAGTTGCAGTTCTGTTTGAGCGAGTGAAATACGCTGTGTTTGTGAGAAAATGTTGGGATCGGCAACTGGCAATATATCTACCCTATCATCAAAGTCTGTTTGCTTAATCATTCTTTGACCCCCAACTACATCATACGGATATTCTTGTGGTAGATATAACTTGAATACTCTAGCTAATAATCTGAATTCATTTTTAAGAGCTGAGTAAATTCTTTTGTGTATAGCTGACATAGTTCTTGAACCTCTTTCAAGAAGAGCAACAGTTGTACCAACAGCTGCTTGTTGGTTTCCATCTCCAACTTGCATATCAGCAATTGATGCGAATCTTTGACCTGCACCAACAACGACACCCATTAATTGTAATAATGTTTGTGATGGTTCTTTGAAAGGTAACATCATAAACGAATCTCTTAAATTACCACCTGGTGCATCTACATCTCTAAACTCACCTGGTTGAATTGATTGAGCATCGTCTCTGATTCTAATGCCACGCATCTTGAAACCTGCTGGCAGATTAGATAACGTTCCCGCATCTAAGAGCTGTCTTAAAGCAGCGGTCGCTGTTCTAGACAGTCCACCTATCATGTGGATTAGACCGAACCCATAGAAACCTAAACCTGGAAGAAATTTAAAATGTACAAAGTATTGTATTTTATTTTTCTTCGGATCACCTACTTCATAGTTTCTTCTTATAGATAATATTTCTCTAGATCCTTCTTCTAAGGTTACAATGTATGGAAGTTTAATTCCTGATGGTTCATTAGTTTGTGGATTAACATCTTCAAAACCTTCTATGTCTAAATTTACGTGACACTCTAGTAAAGTATATAAATCATCATTTTTAGTTTTACTTACACCTTCTAATTCTCTTTCTTTTTTCTCTACATCAGATTCTTTGTCTGATGGTTTTCCAATATCTACATCTCTGTAAAAACCTGCAACTTGTTGTTTAATTAAATCGTTTTCAGAAATTTTTACACGATGAATAATCGCTTCCGCATCATCTAATGAGGTAGCTGTATACGGAACGATTAAATCATCTGCTGGAACGAACTTAGATACAGCTCGTCCTTCCACTTCATCATAATAAACTTTTTTAAAAGTTGATCCTGATAAAGGTAAATGGAATAACATAGAATCAAATTCTGGTTCATACTCTTTCATCTGATCCATGATTTGATAATTCATAAAATCTTTTACACGGCCTGCTTGTTGAACTTTGTCTGGACTTTGCATTCCTAAAATTTGTGTACTTACTGGTCCTTCTGCAGGTAATAATTCTTTATAAGCTAACGCTTGAAACTGTGTAACTGCTTCAGCTAACACTGGGTGAGTTGCACCTGATGCACCTTGAAATGGTTCTGTTCTTTGATCGTATTTAAAACCTAATAAATCTAAACCTTGTGTGTAAGTTTTTTCCCAATCTTTTCTGGACATAGAATAGTCCATATATTTTTGATTTAAATCAGAGCTTAATGAATCTAAAATATCATCAGGTAAAAATTCTGCTAAGTTTGCATAGTGGTCTTCTCCACCTTCTTGTGATCCAGCTTTAGGATCAAAGTTTATATCAACTGATCCATCTTCATTTTCAACAGTTTCAATATCTTCTGGTTTTTGTAATTCAGATTCTACTTCTTCAATAATAGTTTCTTCAATCTGTTCTTGTCCAGGAAGAGTAATCTCTTTTCTAGGCTCGTTTGGTAGAGCCTTGTCTATTTCTGCCATTAATTTTCTCCGTTAATTTTACTGTTTTAACACTGTTATATTTTAAATTCAACCCTTGTGACTGAGGCCCTTTTTCTGGCGGTGGTCCACTCTTTTTACCTTTAGTCGTCATTTAAGTAGTCTCCTTCAAACAAAACATCAGCCATAAACTCTTCAAAGCTTTTGCCAACTCCTTCTTCACCACCTGCTAAATCAAAAAGTTTTCTAACCATTTGTACTTTTTTAGTACCACCATATTGAAGCTCTACTCTTTCTTCAAAACCTGGTAGAGGTGGTAATGTTTCTCCTGGATTTTCTTTCATAAATTCTTTTAATTCTTTTGTTCGCTCTTTGATAAAACTAATTGCATCATCGTATTCCATGACTCCTGATTCCTGAATCTTTTTTAAATTTTTTTGAATCAAGTCAACCATTTCACCAGTATCAAAACCACCTAACGCACCTTTAATGTGTAGGTCCGTTTTCAATTTAAATTGATCTGCTGTGAAAGGTTTTTTTGGTGGAACGAGGTCCATGGTACCTCTATATTATTGATGTAAGTCCGCCTGCTTTAACATTCATTCTTGCTTCGGCAATAATCATTCTAATAAATTCTGAAAGACTCATTGGATCTTTACCCATTTCTTTCATTTCAAAAACATACTGTTCATATTCTCTCATTAGGAGAGGATCAGCATCTGCCATTTTTATTGATGGAGCTCCTTTGTCAAGACTCTTAATGCCTCTTGATTCCTGTCCACTTCCAGGTTCTGGTGCACCTAATTGTTTTAATAAATCTAAATATTCATCACTAGGCATTTCTTCCAATTCTGGAATATCATCTGGATCCATAGTGCCTGCTCTATAATTTTCTCTTAACATAATTCCTCCACCCGCTTGTTGTTTTCTTGGGTCTTTAATTTTTATATTATTTGTTTTTATGTAATCCGTCAAGGACATACCTCGTTTTTTCTCAGAACTTAGGTTATATGCGTCAATGACTTCTTCGTAGGTTTCCATATACTAATAATATACCTTTTGCTTTTGTTGTAAAGGTTCTTCCTCATAGTCCTCAGGATGGTTAATTAATCCACCCTGTCTAAATCTCATAACAGCCTGGGTCATGGAATCTACTAAATCGTCATGATCTCCATAAGGAAATGCTGCACATTCCTCAATTACGTCTTGTGCAAATTCCATTTCAGTGGGCGCCCATATTCTCCCTGATTCAAACAGCGGAGAAACACTGTTAACTCTTGTATGTTTATCATTTCCTTTACTCGGTGTAAAGTTAATTACAGGTATACCCATCTTTCTTAATTCATAAGTCAAAGGTAACCCTGATGCCTTACTCTCGACTATAACTGTTTCTGGTTTCCAATATCCGTATTGTTCAAGAGCAATACGTCTTAACTCTGGAAACTCATATCGACCTTTTAATGAATCTATAAGCATGAGACAGGGACCACTATCTTCGTTTGGTGTAAACACTCCCCAAGTTGTAATAGCAGAATAGTCAGCAGTTTCTTTTTTCATGAAAGCAGTATCATAAGATTGTATTACATGTTCCAATGCAGGTAATTCTTCTGACTCCCACTTTTGCCACCACTCACGTTTAATTAGTGCACCTTCTTCTGAAGTAGGATTCTGCATATATTGTGCATTCCACTTTGAACCAGGAATCGAGGCTTTAACTGCTTGCAAGTCTTTCAAGTTCCAGTATTCAGGCCACAGGGGTTTACCACTTGGTAAGATCGCAGGAAACTCAATTACCTCCCATTGATCTGCCTTTGGTTCTTTTTGTGCATTAATTAATCTTCCTGTTAAATCTTTTTCATTCCAACGAGTCATTACAATTACAATAGTTCCACCAGGTTGAAGACGTTGTCTAGGACCCGATGTATACCACTCGTAAGTTCTTTCAAGAGCTGCAGCATTCATTGCATCTTGTTCAGTATGTGGATCATCAATAATTAATAGATCAGCACCACGACCTGTAATTGCAGAGCCAACACCCGCAGCATAATATTCTCCACCATCAGAAGTTTCCCATTTACCTGCAGCTTGAGAATCTTCTTTTAATCTTGTTTTAAATACTTGTTGATACTCTGGTGAATCAATTAATTGTTTTGCCTTACGACCAAACCTTACAGATAATTCAGTTGTATTAGTTGATTGAATAATTTTTAATTTTGGATTTCTACCTACCATCCACGCAGGAAGTAGATAAGATGCAAACTCAGACTTAGTATGTCTAGGCGCCATATTAATTATTACACGCTTTATCTTTCCATCTGCAATATCATTAAATTTTTTTGCTACACGTTTATGATGGGACCCTTCTACAAAATCAGGCCAAACGTGTTTTACAAAAGCCATAAAATCGTTTTGGATTCGAGACTCCTTTTTCTTCTCTTGCCATTGATTCATTAGCAAAGAGAATTGTCGTCTTACATCTGCAGGAAGTTTTTCAAAATTTTTTAATTTTTCTTTATCAATATTCATAATGCATTCCAAAAAAAATTTTGCAAAATTTTTTTAGTTATGTTTTTGAAACCTCAAAGTATTTTACGGCTACGATTATCTAAATCTTTGTATAAATCCGCATATGTCAAGATTCCTTTTTGTCGCAGTATAATTTAAAAATAAAAAAAACGCAAATTTCCAAATGTTGTTGGTACCTCTATTGTTGCCTGCGACATTTTGTCGCACCCCTGCGACATTTTGTCGCATGCGAGGAGGTGCGACATTTTGTCGCACCCCTTAATGGTGTTAGTCTAATAACACCATGTAAGCTTCTGCATTATGCTTTCTAAAATAGTCAAGATCTTTACGCACCTTGTCCCATAGTTTACTTGCACCGTAGCCTAGTTCCTTGTCCTCTAACGTTGCACCTAATTCATTGATAAATATTCTGTCATGAATTATTGCTTCTTCTTTTGTTAACATAACAGACTCGCCGTTGAATCTGTTCTTTCTTTCTTCTGTTCTTTCTTTTGTCATATTTCCTCGCTTTGTTATGGACCTATTATAGCACAATCACGATGCAATTGCCATTGTCAACATTGTCGCACCATGTTTAATATAACCTTTTAAATATTTCATACATTCTGTTTTATTTAATAAATATCCATCCAATGTTGGTTTCATTAATGGGCATTTATCATCATGTCCAAAACCTGTAACCGCATGAACTATTTCATGAAATACAATATTTCTTAATGCGTCCTGGCTCATGTCAACTGCTCTTTTTGTAATCCAAATTTGTTTCTTACTTAATTTGGCTACACCTAAAACATTGTGATTTCTAGCCTCACCAATTCTAACTTCTATTCTAGGTAAATCTTTAATTTCTTTTTTTGCTTCGTAGATTAATTCAATAACTTGTCTTCTTAGTTTGTATACTGCGTCGTTCATCTTGAAGTTTTTTATTTGTTTTGTTTTCATCTTTCCTCGCTTTGTTATGGACCTATTATAGCACAATGGCGCCGTAGGCGCCATTGTCAATATTGTCGCAGGTTAGTCCTCATAAAACTCTGGGTCATCTGGCATAATATCTATATCTTCCATATATGCCTCCACAGACTCTTCCCACATTATCTGCTCATGTACATCCTGCATTAAATCGTAGTCATTTTCGTAATCCATATTTCCTCGCTTTGTTATGGTCCTATTATAGCACAATGGCGCCTTAAGCGCCATTGTCAATATTGTCGCAGTTAAACTTTTGTTCTTTCTTCTTCTAAGTCTTTTAATCTACTTAATTCTTCTTTTAATTTTAATTCTTCTTTTAAAAGAAAAATTTGCATATCTTTTATTTGAGTTATTCTTGCTAGTATTATTACTTGTTCTTGTTTGTTATCCATATTTCCTCGCTTTGTTATGTGCCCATTATAGCATTAATGGGCACATAAGTACATTATCAACTTTGTCGCACCTCAATATTCCAATGACTCCAACCATATTGGCTTGTTTCTTTTTTTGGGTCCTCGATTTCTGTTTCGAGAGGCTCGGTCCTTGGGTACATATTAATAAACTGTTCCCAATGTTCATACATGAAATCATTCCAACAACCTTGACCACAAAAATGCGACCACATATTATTGGCATTCCATTGCGTTTCTTTTATTTTTCGAGTCCTTAAAACTTTATGCCCCTTGACACCTCGGACTCGGTCTGTCGTTGTTTTCTCATGGCATTTTGGTCCATGACACCAATTATAATCACTCATTTAATACTCCATGTGTCGGTTGCATTTCTGTACTCATTCTTATCCACATCAAAATAAGTCATGATTAAACGACCTGCTTTTGAAGTCCAATATCTGCATTGGTCTGTCCATAACGCATTTCTAGTAATTGTCTTTTTATCTTTTGCTGAGTAGTAAGTCACAGTAAAAGGTTTATTCTTTAACATATTTCCTCGCTTTCTTTTGTTATGAGGGCAGTATAGCACAACTGCCCTCATAAGTACATTTACATTATTGTCGCACTTTGTTGTTGCTTATAAAATGCGATTTTTTCTTCTCTAGTCATCTCAACCTTATCTTCCAAAAGACTTGCCAAATTCTCAGGACTATAAACTGATAATGCTAAACTGCTACTCTCATTCAAGATACTTTCATTAAGAGCAACCCCTAACTTATCAGCAAGAGATTTGGCTTGGTCAAAGTATCGGTAAGATTTTAAACCCAACCTCAACTTCTTCATCTTCTCATTGACATAACTAAATATACTTTCATGCGCCTCAACCAATTTCTCTTGCGCTATTTTAAATTGATTTAAAACATTGAAAGTAGTTTCATCAACTGCAAAATTACGAGTATGACAATAACTTGAGCCGACAACCCAAAGTTTAAAATCATTTTCCCATTCTGCATTTGGTTTTATGAATGACTTATCCTCGTTAGATGAATTACGATAACCGAGCCATTTATCACAAGCGTTTTCTTCCTCGTAATATCTAGGGTTTCGTCTTTCATCTTTCCATTCATACAAGAAGTCAGGGTTATGCCCTTTCTCTTTTAACTCGTTCCGATAATAGGCATAGCCGAAACTTCTTGTTGGCTCTAAACCAAAATCAACATTGACACTATCATAGTCATCAACTTTATTTCCCTCATCATCAACTTTTGTAAATGAGTATCTAAAGTTAAAGCAGTTATCATGGTATAACTCCCCACCACTACTGCCATACTTATTTGACATTCTACGAATTGTATCAACATCTTCTTGTGGTTGATGTGTTCTTACAATCTTTTCAACCAACTCTTTCATGGTTGATCTTAAAGAATTGTAATTCTCTTTAGCAAGATTATAATTTTGAATAACCTTACTATCTTCTCTTTCCCAATGCGATTGAAATACATTTGCTATTGAATTTCTTTTTTCTGCATTGAGTGTCAATCGTTTTTCTTTTGACATATATTTTACCTCGCTTTCTATATTTATTATAACAAATGATTGTGGCGAAATTAAGTCGCCACAATCTTTTTTGAAAAACAATTAACCAAATAAGGTTTTTTGTTTTTCTTCTTTTTCCTCAACAACTACCTCAGGAAATGGTACAATTTTTAAAGTTTCATGTCCCTTTTTCAAGACCTCTAATGCGTTCTTTTTTTCCATTGCGTCTTGATAGTCTGTTGTTGAGTATGACACAGTAAAAGAGGGCTCTAATGTTTCATAAGAGTATTTCTTAATTACTAAGTACATTACTTTCTTCTCTTTCTGTACCTGAAAGGTTTCCAAATATAAATGCCAACTTCTTCAGGTACATAGAAATCAACATCATCTATTATACTTTCACTTTCCCAAATATCTTTGTGAAAATTGAAAGTAATTGAGGGTACATTACATACCTCACAATTTATTTTTATATGATCGTTTTTAACTTTCATGAGATAATTATACTAAAACAATGTGGCAAGAATGTGTCCAAACAAAAAATATTTTTGGACAGATTGTCGCACCTAAATATACATGGGTATATTATTCCCGACCAGCCCACCCCTATTATATCACAAAAAAAGAGAAACGTATATTCACCAAATTGTCGCACCTGCGACAATCTTGACCAATTCTTTTTTCTTCTTTGACACATTGTTGCCACAATCTTTTGTTATAATAGTTTCGTATTCAAAAAGAATACAGAAAGCGAGAAAGTATGCCGAGATATAAAGTTCATTATACTGCCGATGTTTGGGAGTATGTAATAGTAGAGGCGGACTCAAAAGAGAAAGCTCAAGAACTTTTTGAAAAACATGATGATGAATACTTTGAGGCTAGAGAAGATGAACCCGAGCCTCAAGGTATGGAAAATGTCAAAGTCGATATGGTTGAAGAGATTTAAAAATTGGTTCAGGTTACTTTAGAATTAAAGCTATAGACCTGAACCACGGGACAGATCCAGTGTCACACCGCTCGCCTCCATGAGCCGTCTTCACTGGATGCTGATCCCTGGTCCCTTGGGAGAGTATTCGCGATGCTCCATAATGCGCAGATTGCTCAAGGGACCTGGGATCAGTTGGCAATACCGCCACCAGGCTAATGGTCCAGGCCAGGACCTGCAACCTGAAGTAAGGGACGCCTACTGGTCACCTTTCTTGGTTATGTTAATGTCCTGCGACATTTTGTCGCAGGACATTTTGTCTTCTTGACCGAGTGTCAAGCAACAAGCTGCGACATTTTGTCGCGCGACAATTTAGGGAGTAGACAGAGTTTCAAGCAACAAGCGTCAAGCAACAAGCTGCGACAATGTTGCAAGTATAAAAATTAAAAAATTTTTGTTAAAATATTGTTTTTAATTTTTACAGAAAGGAAAACATGAACGACAATATGAAGTACACAAAAATGTTGATTGACCAACAGCACTCTGTTTTGGTTGATGTTATTAATTATCTGGACCAGATAAGTCATAGCGACACGCACATCAGGCACAAGGTTGATGTAGTGTTAAATCATTTTACGCACGTTAATAAAAAATCAACAGAAGAAATTGAAGAAGTTGAAGGAGGAAAAGATGAAGACAGATGAAGCATTGAAAATTGTTGGAGGGCTGTCAAAGCCCTCTAAGATGCCTGGATGGGCCTACGGGTTACCAGCTAAGGAGTGCAAAACAGGTAAGAAGCTTAGATACATTGAAGGCAGCACTTGCTACGGCTGTTATGCATTGAAGGGCTGCTACGTCTTTGAAGTAGTTCAGGCTGCACAATACAGGAGACTGGAAGCAACGAAGAGCGCGAGCTGGGTTGATGCAATGGCACAATTGATCAATTCAAAAAAATCAAAATATTTTAGATGGCACGACAGCGGCGACGTTCAGGATCTGGACCATTTGATGAAGATCTTTGAAGTGTGTGAGCTGTCCCCTGGCGTTAAACACTGGATGCCTACACGGGAGGCCTGGGTCAAAAAATATTTAAAAGATAAACCTGCAAATTTGGTGATCAGGTTTTCTATGCCAATGGTAGACCAGGCTGCAGCTAACAGCTGGCCAAACACGTCAACGGTTGTGTCTGGTGCTGGTAGAACGTGTCCAGCCCCTGATCAAAATAATGAGTGTAAAGACTGTAGAGCGTGCTGGGACAGTGATGTCCATAACATCGCATATGGTAAACACTAATGAAAAAAACAAAATATACTTTTATGTATCGATCCAGCTGCGGGCATCTTATGCGGCCTGAATCATTTTTAAATATTAACAAAGGGCGCACGCTGTCAAGCAGCCAGCTGCGGGCCCTGGGTATAACAAAGGTAAAAACTAATGGTCTGGTATCACCCGAAGCACTACAAAGAACTGGAAAAGATTAGAAAAGAACTTGAAGCAAAGCTGAAGCGTCAAGCAGCAAGCGACAAGCAGGAAGGAGGAAGCAATGAAGAAGAAAAGCAACAAGCGCTGGGACCAGCGTCAAGCAGCACTGGCAATGAAGATTCATGAAGCCTGGGCATATGACAATGGATACAGGGCTCAAGCTCCGAGGCACAAGCTGCGACAAAATGTCGCGCGGTATAATGCCTCAGACTATAAAGCCTCAAGCAACAAGCAACAAGCGTCGTAACCCACGGCGCATGTAGCTGGTCCCCATGGTGCAGGCGTCAAGCCACAAGCATCAAGCTCCCTTATATTTTTTCCCTCATAAAGTTTTGGAACCTTGCAAGAGGCATCATAAACCATGATAAAAGTATTCTTAGGATGCTTCACATGGAAGGCTATTTGATGTGGAGAAAAGGATACTATGTTAGTCTTTGTATACTTGAGTTCTACAGTGAAAAAGTGACCAGAATTATTATAGCCCAATAGATCGGGAGTGCCAGGAACGCTAAGGTTTTCAATTCTAATCCAAGATATTTTATTAATTTTTCTTTTAACTTCATGATAAAATTTTGTTTCAGATTTCACTATGACAGGCTAGTCAATCTTCTTCAAAACTTTACCCATATTCCAAGTTTCTGTTTTAACTGTAAAGACGAGTCGGTGTGATTCTCTCGCACCTATTAATTGATTTTGTAATAGTTGTAAAGACTCAATGTCATAATATTTACCATCAGGTAAGGCAACCTGAACACGTGCATTTTTAGTTGCTTCACCCTTCAACATTTTATCCAACACTTGTCTTAATAATATTCCATTCATAACTTTTTAACCTGGCGCTCAGTATCCTGCGGTACAATGAGATAAAGACCGTGTCGTAAGCCAACGCCAGGCAACAAACAAAAAAGATGATTACCGTGCAACAAATACCAAAACACGACAATCATTGATTAATATATCAAGTTATGTTAAAAAATCAATACTATGTCAAAAGAAAAAGGAAGACAATGGGACGGTAAATCAAGGATTTCTAATGCGATATATCGTCAACGTTGGAATGAGATATTTAATAAAGAAAAATCTGTATCAGAATTATTACAGGAAGGATTTGAGGAAGAGCAAAATGGGACTACCAAAGAAGCTGACGGAACAACAGATTAAATTTGCAAATTTATTAGTTAGTGAAGAAGGAAGAAAGACTGCAACACAGTGTGCTATCGATGCGGGTTATTCAAAAGACTCTGCACGTCAGCACGCAAGTATATTACAGAATCCAAAAAAATATCCACTTGTAGTTAAATACATAGGTGAACTCAGAGAAGAATTACAGAAAAAATATGATGTAACTTTTGGTAGTCACATATCAGAGTTAGCTAAATTAAGGGATGAGGCAAGAGTAAAGAAAGCTTGGTCAGCTGCAGTGAATGCTGAGGTTGCACGAGGAAAAGCTGCGGGTCTGTATATTGAGCAGAAGATAATACGAACTGGTAAATTAGAAGACTTAACAACAGAAGAATTAGAATCAAGAATGAAACAAATAATGGAGGACTATTCCCCAATCTTAGAAGGTGTTGAAGTAGAAGAGCTGAAGAGTAAAGTAAAAGAAAAGCACCGAGGATCTGTAAGAAAAGAAATTGATCCATCAGATCAAAACTCTCTCCATCTTAAGAATGCAACCGATGGGGAAGACATTCCTGTCTGAAAATAATTCATCGTTTATTTCATAACTTGCAAAAGTTCTAACATTTTTATTATCTTTATTTAGAACATATGCGTGAGTAACCATTATAGATGGCATAAATCCTTCAGCTGTGTGTAGATCCGCATGACCTGCATCTCCTGTGATATCGGCCCAGGTTATTTTATAAAAATAATATCTTTTATTTTTTATAACAACGTTTTTATATTTACTTTTCTTTGGTTTTCTCATGGTTCTATAATAGTTTTTTACAGGATTTTTATTAAAATAAAATCTGTAAAAAAGTCTCTCTCGCGCAGGGAATTGTAACCTTATGTAACCTCAATGTAACCCAATTGTAACCTTAATAAAGTCAATGAAATCAACACTAATAGTCAATTGTAACCTTGTAACCCCTTTCTGTAACAAATTTTAAAATTAATTTTTAAAAAATCCTGTAAAAAAGTATTATACATTTTTAAATAGGTCAACTCTTCTTAACCATTCCCATGAAAACTGTTGAAATTCCTTATCTTTTACTTCAAATTTTTGAAAGTAATTATCTTTAGTGCACATTAGAATCACTCCAGACTGTATATTTGTGCCATAAACATAATTATGAGCCATGGCGTATGCTGCCAGTTGCAAGAAGTAATCTGTGATCCACTCTCTTCTTTTAGGCTTATTACTTTGTTTGAAGTCTATTATACTCTCACGCCCATCATAAATACCCGCTAGATCAGTGGCACCTGCATATAATCTTGGATAATATACAGTGATTTCAGACCCCCATATCTCATCTAGATGACCCTTGATGCCTGAATCTATAACCGTTTGGGCCATGATGCCTGCCTCCTGACCCAAATCGCTAAAATCAGCATGGTTTTGGCCCAGCAAATAGCCTTCTAGAATCCTATGCATGATTGTACCACGATTAGCTGCCTCATTCATAATGGACTCTGCCTTATTTTCGCCAACATTCTGCCTCCATTTAGACAAACTTGCCTTTTTTTCGTCAGATTGTGTAGCAGATAAAATAGTCGTGACACTAGGTAATTTCTCCTCACCCACATCATAATGTCTTTGATCATTGACTAAGGACCTGATTGACTCAGGATAATCAAATCGTTTATTCCATTTCATTACAGAGCCTGTCTCTCAGGTTCAAAAGATTTCAACACCTCTATTTTTTCCTGAGCATCAGCTATCCGTTGTACCTGTTTATCTAACTCATCGATAAACTGAGGATGCTCCCCAATTCCTACTGAATTGCTCAGGTATATATTTATAGTGGCATCTGCCTCAGCTATCACTGCCTCGTATCTAGCTTGCAATGCATCTAGTAAAGCTCTTTTCATTACTCAAGTCCCTTCTTATCTCTCTCATTTACAATATTCTGTAGATTAGTTACTAATAATCTAAGATTTAGTGTATTAAGCAATTTTGAATGCTTGAATGCAGCATTAAAATGTTTTGCCTGATACCTCATTTCATGATTCTTTGTGATCACGGAATCGATATCGTGTCTAGTTTGGTCTGTCATTTTCCTCCTTTATAATTATCTCACCCTCAGAATTACAGGTGTCACATTGCTTTATTAATTGTTCTGACGAGTTTGAGTGATCTCTGGCTTCTATTACCTTGAGATACCCATTCCCTTTGCAGTTCTGACATATCTTTTTTTGCATAATTATCCTCTATTTTGTTTAATGTTTTTCTTACTTTTGATCTTACCAAAGTATGATCAAGATCAGCATAATGACAAACTGTGGCAAAATCTTGATTTGGCTCTGTGACATATTCTATCTCTAGATTACGTTTGTTTTCATAGAACTCTTTGAATTTGCATTTTCTTTCTGTCGCCTTTATCGCATCTTCTATCGCTACAATCAAAACGTTTCTCCATAGACTTTTGTTTGGATCTTTTCGTTTGGACTCGATAACATCAATCGTTTTTAATCCTAGAAACCCTACCATTTAACTTCCTTACTTTTTCATTTATTATTATATCCAAAGCTTTGGCTCTAGAAACTTGTGTTAGCGGCACAATTACCTTGCGAATCTTGTCTAGTTTCTCACAAGAATCATGTGATAGTGCGACTGATTTGTATTTACTTATATCTGTCATTACTATAAACTCCTTTAGTTACTTTAATATTAATAATATAGGATTTTTATATTTTTTTTCAACCTGTGTCAATGAAATTTTTACTTAGTATGATAATATGTTCCCAAGTCGCAGGTACGTGCCTGGATCCATACCCATGGCCAGATAAATTCAATACACAGTACGATTGTCTGATGTTTGGATATAAACAGTCTATTGTTAAAATGGAAGAGATTGGACCAGATGATATCAATAAATACAATATGTTTATAAAGTTTTATTGTAGTCCTGTAGAATCAACCGAGACCTAATTCTCTAGCTAGCTCGTCTGCCTTGACGGTTATATTTCTTAAAATCGCGTTTCTCATCTTTATTCTTTCTTTTTTTATGCACACCTGGACGTTTCTTAGGCTTTGGCCTAGGTACAAAACTTGTAAACTTTCTTTTAGCCATTCTTATTATGATTTTTTATAAAATTTCTATCTGTTTGAGATAATTTCATATATCTAATTCTACCATTTATATGTTGTTTAGTATCATGACCACAGTTTGTACATCTATAAAATTCAGAAACGATAGCAACTAATATCGCTTCTTCTTCACATTCTTCACAATGACCATGAACTGTATCTATCTTGTTAAACAGCTCCATAGCTTTCTTATCTATTATACTCATACTAAATCTTTTGCCTTTCCAATCACAGGTTTATATTTTGTTTTACCTTCTGATTTATATGCATGTAAAAATTGTTTTCTTGGTTGGTCAGTAGTATAGCTGCAATGTATCCAGCCACTGTTTGGTTCACCTGGTGTATAAAATTCTAAAATTAATTGATCAAACTCTAGGTTTGCATAAATCCAATCAGCCAACTCAGCGTTGTCTGTGCCCATTACTTCGAAGTCTGCGGCCTCAGCCTTAGCATGCTGTGAATTTACAGAGCTGCCTATCTTTAGACACAGCTGTTCGCTACGAAATCCTGACGTTACTTTTACTCTACCAAAGTGATCACGTACTGGCTGCAAAATATTTTCACAAAGTGCTTTTAATTTTTCTATCTGACCTGAGTTTGGATTGTTGTTAATATCTAATCTGACAGCAGTGTCTGATTTAATTAATTCTTGAAGTGTAAAATTACGACTCAGATTCATTTTTATATCCTTTTCTGTTATATCGTTTTTTGTTTTTAATTACAAGTTGCCTGAAGCGTGGTGTACGGAGCATTTTTGCCATCTTATTTTTTTTCTTATTCAAGGATCAAAGCTTTGATATATTTTCTTCCTTGGTACAATTCTATTTCTGCTTTACCCTTATAGCATTTGTAAGACACAGATTCAGAATACTCCCTCTCCGCGTGGCGCTTGCCACGAAGACAATGAGCCATATTTTTTTGCACTAAGTGCTCCTTAATTTCTCCGTTTACAAACATTAATAGTGCTACTACAGTTTCAATCATATTTTCTCACATGTATTAATATTGATAAAACAATAATTGAGACTACTGTACCTATAAAAAATAAACCTATCATTGTGAGTAACTTCCATTCTTATAACCAATCTCACGATTAGCATCTTTTAATTTTTCAATATCTTCCAGAACCTTGTCCATTTGTTTTCTTAAAAACTCGATGTTTACCTTGTTTAAAGCCATTGACTCGATATGTGCATTTAACTTGTCCGTGGTCTTGTATAAATCCTCGATCATCATAAACTGCTCAGAATCTGCGGGCAGTGAACCTAGTTGTCCACGTGGCCATTTGATTCTAAACTCTGTGTTCTCTGTTAGATCTTTGGACATCAACTCTACTTGCGTACTAAGTTTGTTTTGTGTTTCAATGATACCGAAATAAGCCCAGGTCCCTATTGCAACCATCGTGATCAAAGACACTACGGTCTTCATCGGCATTTGCACCTTTGCCTCGTCTGATATGTTTAATGGTTTATTGGACATATGGACCTCCGCAGAAAGCCAGGAGAGTTAACATTACAATTAATAAACCCGTTGCGTAGTAATTCATCCTGGCTATCTCCATAATTGATTATTCCCAAATCCATTGTTTGACTTTTTTAAATGGCCAACAGACTACTGTCCATACCCATTTAATTATTTTTTTAGCCATAGTTTCCTCCGTTAGTAATAAAGGTTCAACGATTATACACTGACATCTTTTTTTTTCAAACCCACAATCAATACATATATTTAGACTCATTTTTTCTCCTCTATATCATAGAACATTTTATCTGAATCTTCCGTTACCCAATCGTCTCCCTCTACATCCCAGTAAGTATTTTGAACCTTATAGTCAGGCCAGTTATTTTCTGTTGTGTAGCTGTTAACATGCCAAATTATTCTATTGTTTGGCTGCGCTGCATAATTGCCATTCTTCAAAGCAAGTATGTGAGCACACTTATGCTCTTGCGGTATCTCAGAATGTTCCGTGTTTAGTATATTAGTCTCTGGATGCGCCCAGTCAATAGTAAAAAGATATTCACCTTTATGAAATTTTTTATCTTTTCCCATAAATTTACCATTTATGCCAGCCAACCAATCAAAACAATGCACGCTAGGATAATAGCTAAAACAATTCCACAATTGTAACTCATCCACTCGCATATCTGGCACTTGATGTCGTTCGAATTCTTTTTGAAAAAACGCACTAATTGGTAATCTATAAAAGACCGCACCGTTCGGTAACATACAGTGAAACAATATTGCACGCCCTGAAATAGAACTAATACCAAAGACAACACAGTCAACAGACTCTCCTTTATGTTTTTTAAGATCATAGAGATACTCCCTTCTTATCTTGCAATAGATAGGTGGTACGTTTGCATTTAAATAAGCCATAAATAATCCTCATTTTATTTCACCCCAACTAGGTCCTGATTCATAATCTACTTTGTTTGGAACTTCAAGATCTACTGCATGTTCCATAATGTCTTTTATTTTATCAGCATGAGAATCGGATTCAACTGAAAAATCTAATTCATCATGTACCTGTATGTGGGATAGTATTCCTTCTTTGTATAATTCAACCATTGCTTTTTTAGTCATGTCAGCAGCTGAACCTTGTATTAATTTATTCAAAGCTTTGTATGTAAAAGCTCTTCTTGTTGAATTTTCATGCCAATAGTTTTTCTTACCTGTATCATTGCCATCTTCATCTAATAATGTTGGACCCATTTTTTGTAGTTCCAACATTCTTTCATGATCTTCTGCAGGTACAAAAGTACCCCAATCACTGCCTTTTAAAATAGGTTCGTATTTTGGAAACCTACAACGTCTATCTAGTAAAGTTTTTACTTCGCCTTTGTTCTCTGCAGCTTTCATAGCTTTATTCATAAGTTGTTTTACAAAAGGAACTTTGTTGTGATACTTGGTAAATAATTCTTCTGCTTTTTCTTTGGATACACCTAACTCTGCCTGAAGTTTAGCTTTACCCATACCGTAGAATAATCCTAGGTTAATAACTTTAGCTTGTGATCTTGGTATTTCTGCCATGTCTGCAACTATTTTGTGAAAGTCTGTTGATGGATCATTATCATAAGAATCTGCAATTGTATTTACAGAAGGTAATTCTAATTTTAAAGCATAGTGTGCAACTAACCTTGGTTCCTGTTGCGAGTAATCAAAACAACCCCACTTGCACTTATCATCTGGAATAAATAATGATCTTATCATTGGTCCTGTTACTGGATCTCTTGCAGGAATTTGTTGTAAGTTTGGATTTGAATAACTAAACCTACCTGTAACCGTACCACCATCATCAGATCTAATTTGATTTATATCTGCATGTATTCTACCACAATGTTCATGTTCAATAATGGTATCAATAAATGTAGTTCTAACCTTGTTTATTTTTCTAGCTTCTGCTATTAATTGCACTACAGGATGAGAATGATTAGTAATAAAATTTTTTGTAAAGGATGGTGCTTTTGTTTTTGAAGTTAATTCATAAGATAAATTTAAGCTGTCAAAAACTTTGGCAATACTTGCTGCTGCCCATATTTGAATATCTATGTTACTTTCTTTTTTTATGTTGTGCAGTAGTATTTCTTCTTGTAATGCTAATTGCTGTTTCAATTCATGAGCTTTGTCAACGTCCACTCTCACACCAAGAAATCGCATGTCGACCAGGCAGGGAAAAAGATTAGTTTCTAAATCAAATATATTTTTTAAATTTTGTTCTTGAATAATTTTTTTAAACAACTGCCAAAGTTCTAAAGTTAATTCAGCATCTTTTTCTGCATACTCACCAACTTCCATAGGTGGTAGTCTCCACATATCTGCTTTTGGATCTAATCCTCTTGACTTAGCAGCTTCAACTAACTTCGCTTCATTCTTTCCTTTTTTTAAATATGCCCAAGACAAAGTATTCAAAGTGTATGAGTATCTATTCTCGTCAATCAAAGATGCAGCAATCATCGTATCTAACACTAAACCATTGATTTTTATACCTAATTTACGTATCCAACATACGTCATACATGGCATTGTGAAATATTTTTGTAGCAGGTAAAGCACAAACATCTGTAAACCATTTGATAACTTTATCTCTATTCATGTTTGGACCTGTCTCATGTGCGATTGGATAATAACCTTTCCAACCTTCTACAGCTACAGCAAACCCTACGATCTCACCTAAACCTACAACAGAGCCTGAACCTTTTTTCTTTAATTCAGGATCTCTTGTTTCTAAGTCGATTGCTATCTCATTGTATTTACTTAAGTCTGGAAATTCTTTTGGTTGTAACCATTCGGTTTGTGGTAATATCATTTTAATCCTTTCGGTGGGTGATAGTGTCCTTCGTTAGTGTCATCAATGTAAAACAATTTTACATTTAATTTTTTTTGTAGTTCAGATAAAGAACGATGTATAGGTAAGTTATCTCTTTTTCTTAATGAACGTTTCTTAACATCTAATAATTCAATATCTCCATTTGGATGTATTACAATAATATCTATTGGTCCATGTTGACAAACATTTTTAAATACAAAACATTTCTTTTTTAAGAATTCATTAACAGCTAGATTCTCATGTATTGTGCCAATCTTAGAAGAATCTTTAGAACTATCTAATTTATCACTCATCATAAATCTCTTTTAATTAAATATTGAATTGCTTTTTCTAAAGATTCCCTTGTATCACCAAGTTGACCTATAGCTGTATTGCATCCTCTACATAGCCAACCTCTATGTTTATTAGTCTTGTGACTATGATCTGGAAATAATTCTTTTATCTTCTCGCATATATCACAAACTTCAGGCTTTTCATAAAGTAGATCCATTTTTCTTCTTAGATTTCTATCTTGATTATAACACTCTGCACATGTAGTTCTAATTCTATAGTTATTAAAATTATCTTTCATACATAGATGAAAAAATTTTTGATTTTTAACTACATTACACACTAAACAACATAATGTATCTGTTTCTCTACCCAATACATCCACGTATTTATCTAAAACTTTACTCCATCTTTTAAAAGTTATTTTTTTCATATAGATAATTTTTGTATAAATATCATCCAACTGTAAAAATAAATTACTGACATTATTGTTAGGAATAATAAAATTGAAACTGCTTTCATTTTGTGTCTTTCATTTTTTTTAACTCTAATTGGCAATAGTGTATTATTTTTTTAATATCTTCTGCACCGCCTTTTCTCTTATATCTGCAAACATACTTTACAACATTCCCTTGAAAAAACGAAAGATTATTTTTTGAAATAAACTCATAGGGTTGTATGGGAAACTTTGTATAGTGATTCCCTCCCACCTGAGTGTATTGTGGAAATGCTTCATCTAATATATTTTTATCTGTCATATATTTACCTCCTTTTAATATGTGGTAGGTGTTAATACGGCGTGATTGATGATTAGATGTGGGATTCGAGACACCGTATTAACTTGGTGACCAACCACGGCACTACCACTTGCCGCTGAACTTATCTCTATCCCGATCGGTTTATACTCATGGTATAAATTCATTATAATTTGTATCCTTTTCTTTGAATTCTTGCTTTTAATTTGTATAGATTATTCTTTGCACGAGTTACTCCAACGTACCAAACTCTATGCTCTTCGTCCTCCTTGTCTTGACTCTTCTTTATCGCTTTCAATATTTTATCTCCTAGATCTAAACACAGTATTACATTATCTTCTTCTCCACCCTTTATAGCGTGTATAGTAGATATCCAGATCCTTGGAGCCTGATCCAGATCTTCATTAGCCTCTAATAAACTAAGCAAGTAATCTTTATCTTCTTGTTCAGTATTTTTAAAAGCTTCATACCAATCTTTTTTATAATCTGTTTCTTCTCCCATAAATTCTTTTAGTTCTTTTAAATCTTTCTCTTCTAATTTATTTCCTTGTTGTGCAAACATATAGTTTTTTACAGCTTTGTACAGCCTTACTTTTATACTCTTACCTCTGTTACTTTCAAAATAAATATTCTTTTTTCTTAGTTCATCTTCTATTTTCAACAATCTGGATACAGTTCTTGTAAGTATTAACCACTTACCTTTTGATAAATCAACTTGATCCAAGTTTGCTATTTCTTCACACAAACCCTGAAAATTTCTTGGGTAATAATTTTTTATTTTTCTATCACCTAAAATATTTTCTACACACATTTGTGATTGTTCTTGAACTGATTTAGATATTCTTTTTGAATACTTTAGTATTTTTTCTTTCGCTGGCTCACTTATAAATCTATTCACGTCAGCTCCTGCCCAGGCGAATATCGCTTGGTCATCATCGCCTGCAAGATATATGTCTTTGCTTTTTTGTTTTAATATATCATATAGTTTCCATTGCAACGGTGATAAGTCTTGTGCCTCGTCAATGAAAACAACATCAAACTCAGGTATCTTGTTTTGTTTTTCTAACAACATTTTTATCATGTCATTAAAATCTATTAGTTTCTTTTTATTTTTATACTCAAAATAATTTTGATCTATGTGTTCTAACATAGACCAATCAACTTCTTTTGAGTTATGTTCACCTCGATCAAATTCATCTCTCACATCGACACATCTATTTATTGATCTATGTATCAATTGAAAGTATGGGTTATCACAAGTTAAGAAATGTGACTCTTCTTTGTTATATCTGTCATAATATTTTACTCTTACATTTAATTTCTTTCCAAAGTTTTCGTAATGATATGGCTGCATAACGTCTTCTTCTTTTAGATTTAATATATTAAAAGCAAAAGAATGAAGTGTTTGAAAATATACAAGTTTTTTATCTGAGGCAGGCATCCTCTTCTTGGCTTCATTAGCGGCTTTTTTAGTAAATGCAAAGTATCCAATTTTATGTAGAGGCGTGCCTATTCTTACATAAGCTTTTGCTCTACTAATTAATTTATGAGTCTTTCCAGTTCCTGGAGGACCAAAATATTTATAAATCATTTATATATCTTTTAAGTTCTTTGTCTTGCACATTGTCTGGTATTTCATTTTTATAAAATATTCTGTAGCTATCACTACCATACTTACCTATACCAAATAATTCTGTTGCGTCCTCACCATCCCAGTTCATATATTCCTCAGTCATTCTCCATATCCTATGTGCCCTAACGTTCTTCATGCCAAGTTCTTTTAACATCTCTGCTATTGTATCTCTGTCAGATTCGAATATTTGCTCTGGTGTTGGAAATCTTTTAAAAAATCCTGGTAATAATTTTTTTACTTTTTTACGTCCTGTTTGATTAAGACATATTACTGCTACCATATGTTGCCAAACATTCTTTACCTGTTGTTGTACCATCAAATCATCTCTCATTATAAAATATCCTCCTCGTCTTCAAATTCTACAATTTCTTTTATGTTTTCTTTTTCCTCAAATAAATACAAAGGTATCCTTAATGCTTTTATTGGTGGGAAATAATCTCCATTAGAATTTTTACCTGGAAATCTTTTCGGCTTATTAAACATTGCTTTCTTATCTTTGTTCTCACTTCTAAATATTTCTTTTATCATGTAAGAAGTTCTTTGTGGATCTATTTTCCATTCCCTTGTTTTTAGATCTGCATAAAATTCATCATAAACAAACCATGCATATTTAGTATCAATTAAAGGTTTACCACTTTCAAAAGATTTATATGTAGTTGCCTTTGGTCCATAAATATATTTTTCCAAATGTTTTTGTAATACATCTGTAGGACTTGTGCCTTCTGCAGGTTCTATTATTTCTACTTTCTCTTTGTCAAACAACGCTCTCATTATCTCTATGAATTCATTTCCTTTTACATTTGGTGACACCACAAAAGCCTGTTCCATTAATAATGCTCTTAATGCTTTTTGACTCTCTAGTTTATAGATATCTTTTGCATGTATTTGAACTGTTTCTCCATCATCTCTTTCAACAGTAAACTTCCATTCAGGTGTAGGCTTGTAATTTATTTTTTGCAGTGCATACATTCTAGGCCATGTTTCTTTGTTATCTGATAACACACCATATTTTCTTTTTACGCACACACCTTTAACACAAACAGGAGATAATAATTCTCCATTGCATTGATAACCTTTTGTTTCTTTGTCCCAACTTTTTATTTTTGATTTAACATGATCGTCTGTCCATTTGGAATCAAACTTAAAATAATTCCTAGCTGCTTCTACTATTTTATCTTTCCAATTGTCCTTATATTTTTTCTTTGCAAAGACCATGTAGTTATACAAAAATCTATCTCTATCATCTTCCATTATTTCTTTTGTCAGTATACCCAGACATGGTGGACCATCGTCAAACTCTTGACCACTACCTTTTAGTTCATCTGATATTATTTTTTCTTGTATATCTTTTAATTGTTTTTTATTTACTGCATTTAATTCAACACATTTTATAAATAAATCTAAAGACATCTCTGTACCATCAGGTGATAATGCTCTTCTGTCCTCACCATTGTATGGAAGATTTATGAAATTGCCATTTGTCTTATTATCTTCATCCGATTTTAAATTAGTTTGTTTTGGAAATATTTCTGTTTTGATAGATAGTTTAAATACATAAAGCATTTGCTCTAAAAACTGTCTTATCTCAATTGCTTTTACATATTCTGTTGTGAATACATATAAGTGAAGACCACCACTTTTTGATAGTATAGGTATTATTGGTAAATTTTTTTCTTGAATTGTTTTTAAATAAAATTCTCTATCTATTGGATACTTATCTACATCAATAGCACCAAATCTTGCTGTACCCTCATCAGTACATGGTTGTATACCTATTGATTTAATTCCTTTTAAATGATCCTCGTAATCTTTGTCTGTTACTTTTTCTTGAGACCATTCATGTTTATATTTTTTCTTACCTGTCTCTGGATCTATATAACCTTGATTTGTTTTGCAAACACCATAGTTTCTAGTCAATCCACTAAAGTGCTTTATAAAGTCTTTCATCACATCCTTTTGTTCTGAGGCGCCTCCAGTCTCCCTTCAGCGCCCCGTTTGTACAAACTATTCTTAAGATATTAGATAATATCTTGAGACTTTGTAGAGTCAACCTTCTCGTATTTAGGTTGAGTCGAACCACCAAAAGCTTCTTCTTGAAGCTTCTTAGCAGTCTCATAGATACCTAAGTCGTCCTTGTCAGATAAATCTAACATTCTAACTTTATTAGGTTTGTATACGTGCCAACTTTTATCTCCCCAGTTTTTACCAACTGTTTTAAGATTAAAGATTGCAGAATACGCAGCAGGTCTGAAGCTACCTTTATCGTCTGTTGCTCTTAAGTTTTGAATTAAGTTATTTAATTCTCTACCTGGAGTCAGATTAGATGACCTCATAGTAATAACTGCTTTTCTAGTTTCATCTCCTATTAATGCAAGCACATAGAAGTACATGGTTTTCTCACAGTAATTACCATTTGATAATCTGTACTTACCATTTCTTTCCTCTATTGCATCTTTAGGTGGCTCCATGTGAGTTCCGACTGGAGCTGCAGCGCTATCGCCTCTCTCCTGCCACTCTGGAAACCTTGTTTGTGAATGACATATGACTACGTTAAGTCCTACGTCCCCATCAATTAAAGATCCGAAACTACTAGAATATATCATGCCAGGTTTTGCACCTTCAACATGTTTAGCATTTCTAGTATTACATTCAGGTGATAACTGATGAAGAATCTTTAGAATTGGAGTGGATGTATCACTCGCTTTGATTTCTTCAGTGCCTTTACCTGAATCAGCTCTTAAGTTAATTGGTGATAGTGCGCCTGCACTATTCTTTTTTACCATTTCCGTATTATTGGACATATGTATTTACTCCTATATTATTTATTTTTTATTTTTAATTTTCGTTTGATTTCCATCAAACGTCCAAAAAAGATCTTCAGGAACTTCGTTTCCTTTGTTCTTCCAATCTTCCATGGTTACTTTTAGAGTCATGGCATGAACCGCCTCTTTCTGAGCAGGTTCATAACCTTGACCCCGTGCAAGGTTAGCATAAGCCATTGCCTTGTTTTCTTCGCCTTGACCAAAGTTAACTGTGATTTCGTTTTTCACAATATCACCTAAGCCATTGTCTCGAAGCCATTGTATTGCTTGAGGCTTTTTATCAGCCTTCATTGTAGCACTATATACTTTTTTTACAGATAGTTCAGAACCATCTTTTAACTTAACTGTACTAAGATTCATCTTATTCATAATCTCAGGAATACTAAAATTACTAATATACTTTTCTTGTTCTTTTAGTTCCTTAAGTTTACCTTCTACAGCTAATATCTGTGCTCCCACAGATTTATATTGTTCGATAACCTCAGATAATTTAGTTGGATCTATAACATCAACTTGATCTGGTGCATCGTCACGTAGACTAACAGTCATATTTTACCTCTTTATTATTTACTTTCATAAACGACAATATAGAAACTAATTTCTTATTGTCAACTACTTTTGAAAAAGATTTATTTCTATGGGAAAATAACCTGACGCTATTCTGTCCCATTTCAATAATTTATATTTTCCATTTGTAATATCACTTGCGACAGAACATACCACCCCAATAAGAGCAGGATCACCATATAATAATAAATAATCTTCTGACGTAAAATCTTTTAAACTATTTTTTATTTCTAAGATCAAAGGACCTGGTGAAAACTGCATTTGTTTCAACCTAGGAAACATTGTCTTAATTTCGCCATATTTAATTGCAGGCGTCATATCAAATTTTGGTTTTCCTGTTTCCTTATCGACAGGAATATCTTGCACTAAATAAACTTTTGCCATTGACTTTTTTCCTTTCTATTCATATATATCTCTTCAGAAAGCAAAGTAAAGGTATATATTATGATAAATTATAAGTTTAAGACAACACCATATAAGCATCAATTAGATGCATTACAAGATTCTTGGGATAAAGAAAATTTTGCCTACTTCATGGAAATGGGTACAGGTAAATCAAAAGTTCTTTTGGATAACGCAGCTATGCTTTATGACAAAGGAAAAATAAACGGATTATTAATTATTGCACCTAAAGGTGTGTATAAAAACTGGTATGATTCTGAAATACCTACACACTTACCAGACCATATATTTAAAAAAATGGTTCTATGGAAAACATCTGATAAGTCAGCCAAACAAAAAAATTTATTAAATACATTATTTAAAACAGGAACTGAGTTTCATATTCTTATAATGAATGTAGAAGCTTTTTCTTCTAATGATGGACCAGCCTTTGCTTATAAGTTTTTATCTGCACACAATGCTATGATTGCAATAGATGAATCTACTACTATAAAAACACCTACTACAAAAAGAACTAAAAATATTATTGCATTAAGAGAACTCGCTAAATATAGGAGAATCCTTACAGGTTCTCCTGTAACAAAATCACCACTAGATTTATTTAGTCAATGTGAATTCCTTGATCCCTGGCTCCTGGGCCATTCTTCTTATTGGACGTTCAAGGCTCGTTATGCAGTAACTAGAAAGATACAGGTATCTGGTAGACAAGTTGAAATAGTTGTAGGTTATAGAAATCTAGGAGAGTTATCAGATAAAATAAAACCATTTTCAAAAAGAGTTTTGAAAGATGATTGCCTAGACTTACCTAAAAAAACATGGATGAAACATGTAGTAGAACTAACTAAAGAACAAAAGAAAGTATATGCTCAAATGAAACAAGAAGCCATAGCTTTTCTTGATGGTAAAATGCAATCTTCAGCTACAGTCATGACTCAATTGATGAGACTTCACCAAATAACTTGTGGTCATTTTACAGCTGACGATGGTGTTATAAAAAATTTACCATGTAATAGAGTCACTGAACTTATGGATATATTAGAGAACGTTCATAACAAAGCAGTTATATGGTCACACTATACTCACGATGTAAAAAGAATTATTGAAGAGATAAAAAATAAATATGGTGAGGATTCTGTTGTAGATTATTTTGGTGAAACTAGCCAAGATCAAAGGTCAATTAATATAAAGAAGTTTCAGAATGATGACAAGTGTAGATTTTTTGTAGGAACTACACATACGGGCGGCTATGGTATCACACTGACTGCTGCTAGTACAATGATTTATTTTTCAAATGGTTATGATTTAGAAAAGAGACAACAATCAGAAGCACGTATTGATCGTATCGGACAAACAAAACCTATGACATACATTGATATCATTGCTGAAAATACTATTGATGATAGGATTGTAAAAGCTTTACGTAATAAAATAAATATTGCTAATGAGATTCTAGGTGAGGATTTAAAAGAATGGATTTAATATTATTAACAGACGAACTTTATCATTTAGTAAAGGTGACAAAAGAAATGACAGAGGGGATAGAGTTGTTAAGTGAAATGGATTGTTTTGATCTTTGTGACATACTTAGATTACATCTAACAACATATTACGATTACCCCATTAATGCTCATGTTATGAAAGACGGCAGCGGTGATCTATATGGCTGTATTTGTAATTAAAGTTTTTGTAAAAGAACTACAATCACACCGCCCATACCTGACATAACTGCACCCATAGATACAAGTAGTATTCTTTCAATTCTAGTTATCTGACCTTGCATTTGTTGCATTCTTTCATAGGTCTGTTTCTGCATAATACGACAAAGTTTTTCATGCGACTCTATTCTTTGCATTGCGTCTTGTGATTTGCTAGCCATTATTTTATAGCCCCCGCTATAATATCCCGATAGATCACGTCTATCATTCCACCCAAACTGTACATTACGCTAATCCTCTCTGTCTTAATCGTATCATTTTCTCTTCTTCTGATAATAAAGCATTCTCTACTGGTGTCAATCCTGACGCCATAACGTTTTGAGAAGTTTGATTTTGTTGAACAACTTGAGGGTTAGGCATTGGTTGTTGTGGTAATGGTGCAACGTTCACTGTTGCAGCAGGTTGGATATAATCACTTAATTCAATATCAAATTCTCCATCTAAATCTAAAGAATCTAAATCTTTTGCTATATCGTCTATAACAGAGAGAACATCATATTGTTTATTTAATGTATCTTGTACATGTCCTCCAACTGCTCTTTCTGTTCTAAATCTAGTTTCTAATCCTAAGTTTCTAAAATCTCTTCTTATACTATTTAAATCTGTTCTTGCTTCTACAAAAGGATCTGACTCTCCTAAGGCTCTAGAAATATTTCTAAACTTAGCTATAATATCTTCTGATGGATAATAAGGATCAAAAGATCCTCTAAGTAATTTATTAAAGTTTTTGTTACTAATTTGTCTTTCTTTAAATAATTTTCTTAAATCATTAGAAGTAGTGTCTAGTATTTGAGCTGCTTCTATATCTCTGTACATATTTTTTTGAACATTAAATCTTGCTTTATTTGATGTAATATATCTTTCAATAATTTCTTCAGAAGAAACTGGTCCACCTTTTAGTACACCAAAAGCACCTCCAGTAAATTCTCTTCTGGCTTCTCTAATACCTCTTTGATATTCATTTACTTTAAAATTCATTGTTCTTAAAGGATCTATTTTTATAGGTCTTAGTCCCATAAATCCTGCAAGTTCTGGTCCAATACTTAATTCTTCACCACGTTCAGTAACTGTGCCCATAGCAGCTGATACTATTCTTTCATAAGGCATTTTATTAGGTAGTATTGCTTTTGATAAATGTGCAAATTGAATTGCTAATTTATCTCCTGCAGATGTTTGATCAGTGTAAAGAAGTCTACCATCATCTGTTCTTCCATTTCTCTGAATTATATCAAACATGGCTTCAGTAAATATAGATTCAGATATAAATGGATCCATTATTTCTCCACTAGCTTCCACTACACCATCACTAAAACTTTTTAATATTGTTTCATCATTCATATTTCCTTCAATTAAATTATTTACTATGGTTCTAAATGGTCTAGCAATTACATCATAAGCATTACTTTTACTAAAATCTATATATCTTAATTCTCCATCATCTAATCTTAATGGCACTAATGTAGAATTCTTAGACCACTCAGGTACAAATCTTCTCATCGCATCTATTTCTTCTGACGTAACATCATATAAAGCTTTAGCTCCTTCTGTTACAACTATTGGAACAGCTGTTAAAGTAGTTGCCATACCCATTAATCTAGTAAGACCTGTTGCAAAACTACCATCAATATGTGAACTGTTTCTAACAACTCTTTCAGTTCCATCTTCTAATATTTCTGTAACTGTGGGTGTTAGATTAGAACCTTTAACTCTTACTGCTCCTTTTCCTAACGTATGTCTCATTTCTTTCACACCTTGTTCCGCAATGTTAGCAGTAGTTCTAATTATTTCTGAAGGGAAAGACATAAAATTACCTATTGGAAGTAATCTAGCTGTCTTTACCATATCACCAACGTAGGCATAATTTGGTACAGTATTTTTTACAATTTGTGCAGCTTCTTTTTGAAGATTCCATAATTCAGAATTCCTATTAATAACACCATTCTTTCCTTTAGCTGCATCTAATTGTTTTTTATAGTCATCTAAAGAAAGAGCAGGTTCTTTTCTAGCTAGTCTTGCATTATTTATTCTTTTTAAATTTCTAGCTTTTAAACGTTCTAATTCGACAACAAAGTTTGTAATCTTAAATGTATCATCTTCTGCTGTATATTTATCTTGAAAAACTTTTCCTACTTTTTTTAACGTTTTAAACATTTTGCCTAAAGGTCCATCTATACCCATTAAAGTTGCACCAGCATTTGTGTCTTTTAAAAGAGATATTAAATCTCCCATTTGAACCTGAGAGTTTACAACACCTAATTCTAATAAGTCTTGATATTGAGCTTGAGCTCTTGCAGAACCTGGCCCAAGTTTAAGTAAAGCAGATATATCTATCCCATCTTTAAAAGCTTTTCCTAATAATTTAGGGTTAGCTATGCCTGAAAACAAAACTCCATTTGCTGCAGTAAATGCTCCTGCACTCATAAAATTACGTACATGAGTTGGTATTGAAAAAATAGTTTTTGACATTTGTGAAATTCCTTTTGGAAATAAAAGTAAGTTTCGCCAAAACCAACTTACAACTTTTTCCGAACTAGTCATCCCTTCTTTTGTTCCTTTAACAAAACCTTGAAGTCCCATTACAACATCGTTAGATTTTTGTATTGCCTCGGCTATTTCTCTAGTAGTATATAAATTTGAAATTGGATTTGTTACTCCATCTAATGCTTTAATGTCACCTAAATACTTATCCATCTTTACTATTTCGACTCCTGTTTTTCTTTTATTAACAGCTGCCTCTGCTAATTTTTCATCAGCCCAAAAAAATCCTCTTCCTCCTGCTTTTTGCACAGCTTGGTTTTTTAACAACATTTGATTAAATGCTTCTGAAGTTCTAGCCAAAAAAGATAAACTAGTGATAGAATTAAATAATGTAAATCTTGGATCTTTTATTTCACCAAATAATTCTCTTAATGCTTTCTTTTGTGCAAAAGTTCCTGCTTGATCTCTACCCAAACCAACACCTCTTTCTAAAAATTTAGGCGTTCCTTTTTCCATTGTTTTTAAAGTATACTTAAACTCTGGAAGTTCTTTCGGTGTTTTTACTTTACTAGCTTGCTCTAATATATCATCTATTATTTGTCTTGATTGATTTTCTGTTGTTTTTAAAGAATCTTTAAAAACTTTTATTGCAGCAGTGTAAGCTTCATCCGTTGGTTGATATTTTCTAAAACCATTAAATATATTACTTTTAGTTTCAAAAATTTTAAATGTGTTGCCTGCGTATCCTTCTAATCTTTTTTTAAATAAATTTTGAAATTCAGTTGTAGCACCCTTACTATTTTTTGCTGTTCTTTTTAATATGTCTACCAGTCCATTAAATTCAGCTCTTCCTTCATCTAAATTTTTTACTAATTCTTTTATTTTATTTTGAGGAACGTTTTTTATATTAAGTTCTTCCAATATTCCTGCTAGTTTTTTTGAGTCTACACCTTTTTCAATATCTCCTCCCACTAATAAATCATTTATTTTTGATAAAAAAATATCTCTGGTAGATTTAGTTCCTTTATCTCCTACCTCTGTAATTGTAGGTAAGATACCATCTAAAGTTTTAGTAATATTTCTTACTATCTGTTCTGCTCTTCTTGAGTCTCTTACTTTTAATCCTGATTTAAGCATTTCAGTTTCAAAAATTTCTTGAGTCATTTTACCTCTAGGTTGAAAAGGAGCTCTTATATATTTATCAATCGCTCTTTGAAATGCAGATTCGCTATATGCTAATTCTTTTCCACGTTGCGCTAATAATTTAGCTGTCTTACCTGCTCCATATACAACAGGTGTTACAAATAAAGACTCTGATCCAAATCTAATTCTATTCATTAATTTTCTAGCAGCATCATCTCTGCCATAAGATTCGCTTCTATCTAATTCTGTGGGTCCTTCGAACATATCTCCAAAAGTACCTATCTCATCATTGTCCACTACAAACATTTCACCAACTGCACCTCCCCCTACTGCAACTGAATATCGTGGATACTTTGATTTTTTATTTAAGTCTCTTACTTTTTTTAAAGCTACTCCTAATTTATCTGGATCATATGTTTTAGCTATGTCTTTTGGATTTTTTGTTTTGTAATACTTACTTCCTCTACCAAATTGAGCATAAGCATTTTCTCTTCTAGCTTTTAAAGCTTTTTTAGTTAAACCTCTTGCAGCTTTGTTAGCTACTTTAAAACCAATACCTCCAGGCACGGCTATTTGTACAATTGATTCTGTTAATTTACCTATTAATCTTTCTTCAGCAACTTCTTCAAAAGGATTTATTTTATCAAAAAATTCTTCAACGTCTGCAGCTGTATCGGAGTCTGCTCCAAGATCTATTAATTCTGCACCAAGTGAAACAATACCCTCTGGTACTTTTATAATACCTGATACAAGACCTGCACCAAGAGCTTTATACCAACTTACTTCACTGTATTCTTCTGCGGAGTTGAGATTATACTCAGCCATGTAGCCTCCTATTGATTTCTATATTCGCTTAAATATCTTTCGTAAGCAGATATTGTTGGACCACCATCTTTTAGTTTTAAAGGATTTACATATCTATCAAAATCTTCTTCATAACGTTTTAACTCTTCTTCAGCTTTTCTTTTTTGATCTAAAGTCATTTTATTAGATTTATCACCTTTAAAAGCAGGTCCATCTAATTTAGCTATTTTTTGTCTTATGGCTGTTTTTTGATCTCTTGCTTCTCCTCTGCCATATTCATAATTAGTAATACCATCTACTTCCTCTGTTACATTACTTCCTTTATTCCCAGAATTTTCGCTTGTTTTCTTTTTACTTTCACTTCCTGGTAAATCAAAAGGTTTAAAAACACCTTCCTCTAAAACAAAATACTGATCTCCTTTTGGAAAATAGAATATTCTACCTTCATTACCTGGTTTCTTAGATAATTTTTTAGCTTTTTGTGTAAATTTTTTAGGGTCAAGAACCATTGATTCAGTCAATAATTCATCAGATACATTGTATCCTTTTTTCATTAAATCACCGCTTGTTTTATATTGCCATGTTAACTGGTTTTCTGCTTCTGCGTAAGAACTAACTTCTCCATCCTCTACTAATTTTTGTGCTCCTTCTTCTATTCTTTTACCAATTCCAGTTGTTCCTGCTATTTCAGCTTCTAATAATCCTAATGAATTTTCATATTGTTTTTGAAGTATTTCTAATTTATTTTTTTGTTCTTGTGTTAACATATCACTTTTAAAAGCATTATCTATTTTTTGAAGATTTAATTTAAGGTCTCTTTCCTTTTCAAATATATCTCCTTCAAAGTCTTGTTTTAATCCCAATATTTTAACTTCTTGACTAAAATCATTTTCTTGTAGATTTAATAATCTATCTGTTTCTTTATCAAATAAATCTTTTTTAAATTTTCTATCTTCAAAAGCAGTTCTCATCTGATCTGCTTTTTTAATCGCAGCACCTGCTGCTTGGGTTCTTAATTCTCTTTGATATTGATCTTCTCTTTGTCTATCTTGCAACATTGTTGCTACAGGATCTTTAGCTGCACCTAATGCAGTTGATATCAATCCACCCCTAGGACTAGCAGACGCAAGTGCTGGTCCATATTGTAGTAAAAAACTTGTTAGTGGATCATAGCCACTTCTTTCTCCACCAGCTTTTTGTAATGTTTCAATATTTCTTTCAGTTAATTCTTCCACTGTTGGTAGATCAGCTAATGTTTGTTCAGGTTTATCTGTTCCTATACTAAAATTTTGTCTATCTTCAATACCAGACATGATGCCATTCATATTAACACCACCACCTTTTCTAAACATTGGTCTTCTAAATACTCTACTCATATTATCTAAGCGCTCTATATACTCCTGCAAGTGTTGCACCTAATCCTAAAGCTTGTTGCATTGCTGTAGGTGCTGGTTGAGTTGTTGTAGTTGTTGTTGGATATCCTGATATTAGTCCCATGATTCCTTGACCGTATTGTTGTGCAGCTAATAACGGTTGATTTAACTGTTGTTGTGCTAACTGTTGTTGTGCACTTAATTCTGCTTGTCTTTGTGCTTGTAATCCTGAACCTAAAGTTGTTAGACCTGCAACCTGTTGACCTTGTAATGCAGGAACTTGTTGAGCTAAGTTCATCTGGTTTGCAAACTGTTGTTGAGCTGCTGTTTGTGCTTGACCAAAACCTTGTTGTAATAACTGTGCTTGTAATGCTGCTCTGTTTCTATCAGATGCTGATCTATACTCAGCTTCTGCAACACCTTGTCTAGCACCACCGAATGCTCCTGCTCTAACCGCTGCATCAGATAATGATCCTAATCCTCTTTGTGCCTGTAAATCAAATTCTTGTAAACTTGCATCAATTACATCTCTTTGATAAGGAGACATAAATTGTTGATAAGCTTGTGGGCCTGTAGCTGCTTGTGCAGCTGTTAAAAAAGGTTTAAAAGAATCAATACCTTGTGTTCCTAACTGTACTGCTTTTTGTTGTAGTGGATCTTGACCAGCCACAAATTGTGGACCAAATACTTTTGATAAGTCAGCAGCTTTTTGTCCAGCTATCGCTGGTCGTAGTTCACCTAAATAAAGTTTACCTTCTGCTTCTAAAAATTCAGGTAGTTCGGATCTTTGTGTTATTGTTTCTGTAGACATTATACTTTTCCACCTTTTTCTAAAAATTTCATTTGATCGTAAAGCCTTTGTGCACCTTTGTTAACATTACCGCCACCCATGCCTCGGACAGCGTCTGCAGTGAATACAAATTCATTGTTTGATAACATAGCAGGTATGTCATCTGCTTTTTCTTTTACACCAACTGGAGGAATAAATCCACCTGTTTCTCTTAAATCTAGTTCTTTAACACCTGCTTTATTAGTTCTTTGAGGTAGACCCATGATGCCTGATGCATTATCCACGATCTCGTCTGTGCCTCTAGCATAACCTATTCTACCACCATCAGCTAATAATTGCATAGTAGGTGGAAGACCCATTTCTTCAGCTTGTTTTTTTCTTATTTCATTTAATTTTTTTTGATTAATTTTATTTTCTTCAGAAACTTTAGGTAATTTTTTCATCATTGATTTTTGAATTTTTTTATATGTTTTAGCATTATTTTCATATAGCCTTTTTTCTTCTGGAGTCATTTTATCAAAATCTGGACTAACAAAAAAACCATCTTTTTTAATTGGAAATTTTCCAAGACCATCCGAAAATCCTATTCTACCGCCGCTCATAACCATAGTTCTATCACTTTTTGGCATAAGTTTTTTAGCTTCTGGTTCACCTATGAAATCTATTGCAAAATCATATAGATTAACTCCATTTGCTTTAGCACCACTATCTTCGTATTGAATCAACATATCTTCAAAAAATGCTCTATCGAATCCAAAAGGAGTTTCAAATAATCTCATAGTATTACCCATGCCAGCCATTAAATTATTTTTCTTAGATCTTTTTTTAGACATTTCATCCATCATCTCTTCGATTTGAATAATTTCCTCTTCATTTAACAACCTTAAAGGTTTACCAAATTCTTCCATTGCGATATTTTCCATCATGCTATTTCTCTCATCCATTGGATCTGGTTGGGATGTCATTTTATTCTTAATACTCTTGATGCCTGATGCCTGTTCCTTGTCTGCACCAATTGATTTTAGTATATCTAAAAGTTCTTCTGATGACATTTCTTCTATTTCAGGTATGTCTTCCTCTGAACCCATTGCAAAATTTTTTCTCATCATTCCTCCTCCTGCTTTATATTCTCTAGTATTTTCTTCAACAAAAGCCTCTACTTCATTATCATCTGCTTTAGGATTTAATTCTTTATATCCTGTTCTTAAATAACCTTTTAATGCACCTATATCTTTAGTAGCTGCTGCCATTTCACTTGGATTGTCTGTATTTAAACCTGCTGCTTCTAATACCAAACCTAATGCGGTTCCACCCGCAAATACTTTACCAGTTGTACCTAAAGTCTTTTCTCCACCTAAAAATTTTTGAAAGAAACCTTTTAGTCCTGTACCTTCAGCATATGGTGCCTGAGTCATGGCTTTTTGTCCAATGATATTTGCCAAAGAACCTTTACCTAATAGTCCACCAAACTGTGTGCCTGGCACACCAAAAGTCAATCCACCTAATAAAGCTGCTTTACCTATAGGTGATTTAATTAAACCTTTGATACCTTTAGCTACTCCTTTTACAGCTCCTTTAAATGCATCTCCTATACCTCCAAGAAAGTATTGTTGTCTAGGTGCAACCTGCATGATTCCACCTCCCATTCTTAACTGTCTCTCCATTTGTGATCTAGATATTGGCATATTTTATTTATTTTATATAAAAATCTCCTATTTTACAACTTAGAATCGCCACCTATTGGTAGTGCTTCTACTGTTATTTTAACATCTCTTTTAAGATCTTCGGCCACAGTATCTGTGTTTGGATCATTAACATCTGCTTCTGCCTCTGCATCAGAATTGTATTCTTTACCTGTTTTTACATTAGTTAAAGTTACTTCACTTTGAGGTGTAATAATTTTAACTTGTTTTCCATCAATTGTCTCGTATCTATATGATGCTTCTTGTTCTATAAATGACATATTAATCCCTATTTATCTCCAATAATGATACAACCATATGCAGCCTATCAGCTGTAGCAACTTGTGCTTTTAATATTTCACTTTCCTGCAATATGATTGGTTGAGTTATTAATTCAACAGTTGCTTTTGCAGAAATAGCTTTATCTTTAAATACACTAAACA